ATTGTATCAACTAAAAATTTCCATGCTAATTGATGGTCTAAATTGGAATTATTATCCAAATGCCTATGGTCTATCATAAAAATAATATACTTTACTCTACGCTTTTGCATATCCTTAACCCAGTCTTTCCAATAAACTGCTTCTCCCCCAACATCGGCATTACGAATGGTATGTGACTCTCCATCTATTTTAATGCTTTTTCTTGAAGCCCTATGTATTCCAACGGTTCTATCATTAATTTGAGCCACTTCGCCTCTTGTTCTTAACTGCTGACTTAATGTAGTTTTACCAACCATAGTAGCCCCATACACACCAAAATTAATAGCGTGTATTTTCTTGTAAAAACCTACTACGGCTTCACCAATAAGAATAGCAAATCCTGTCATTACTGACATTCAATGATTCCCTCCAAAAATAAAATCTAATAACCAACCCATTATGTTTATATCAAAAACACCCATAATATTACCAACAAGTAATGCTGATAAACTAAAGAAACTGCCCCAAAACCATGCTCTCATTCTAATAAAAAACATATCAGCAGAATGCGCCCTGCTTTGATTATAGGCGTAATCCGAATCGGAAAAACCCATTATGTCGCCTAATACCATTTAGCCCACCTCATTGAAGTGCGGCCAAAAATTCGTTCCCTATGGTATTATTATCTTCTTCTTGTTGTTGTTGAAGAGGTTGTTGGTAAAAAGTAGTATTGTATTGTTTAGCACTATCACGCATTTTATTGCGTTGTTGTTCATCTCTTGACTTTCTTTCCCAATAAGCCTCAATTTTTCTATCAAGAAGCCACATTTCTATTTTATCATTTAGGGCTAAATCAAACATGGCTTTCATAACCATAATACTTCCAATTGTTCCTAAGCCAAATAAAGTGGCATGGGCTAAAGTAGTATAAGGGAAATCTATTCCAAAATTAGCGTAAACAAAAACATTTGTTCCGCTTAAAACTCCGACAAATAAAATTGTCATCACTAATCTAGTATCTGTGCTTAATGCTGGCATATAATCACCTTATGCGTATTCAACTGAACAGGCCATAGCCCCACTAACTTCTTCTAAGTAAAGCCCAGTAGAACATATTACACCATGCATATCAAATTCAATTGTTGAATCAGGGGCTAAAGTAATTCTTGCTATTTCTTTACCGCTATTGGTGATATTATCCCATACTTTAATTAAAGAAGGTGCACCGACTGATGTTGCATGAATAGAAATCAATTTGCATTGACCCGTAAATACTAATGCACTTGCTGTTAATACTCCACTACTTCTACAAGCCGCCATGTTCATTCTCTCCGTTCATTTGGACTACGAGGGTTCTCCCTCTTAACCCTGTTGGTTATTATTCTGTCAATGAAGACTTCTTACTCTTAAGTGAAGGTTTTTTAGCCTTTGGCTTAGGAGGTAGCAATAATGCACACAACTCATCATGTGTGGTGATAGTAGAATTTAATGACTTTGATAGCCTCTTAAACCCAGAAGGCTCTACTTGACGCAATTCTTCTCTATCTGATTCTACAAAACTTATTTCTAAGTTATCATCACCTAAATACTTAAAGCAAAATGAAGCAGGTAAATCCTCAAGAGGTTGTCTTTTTGTTAGAACAAGCCCTTGAAGACTCAACTGCATTGACCTTCCCTGTTTAGACAATTTAATTGTTGCCAATTAAATCACCTCAAAGTATTCCATAAACTCTCATTCGGACTGAACCGCCATTAGCGTCATTTGCCGCAGTAGCGTTTGTTCCGTCTAAAGAAGTAAACATCAATGCTAATGAACTGACAGATTCATATGCGCCTGTTGCTGAACATTCAATTTGAGGTTGTAGTGCATTTGCATTATCATGCCCTGTAATCATCGCTGTGGTGATTTGAGTTAAACCAAATGCTGAGGCAGGAATAACTGAACCTGCCGCAACAATAGAAGAAACATCAACCAAAGCATCAACCATATATTCATCACCAATTGCTCTAGGTTTTGTATAACCCTTATGGTCTGCTAAAAGCGTAACTGTATATACTAGTGCCATATTTAATCACCTCAAAGAAGATTGGTTATTTTACCTTGACCTTTAAAGTAAGAGCATCCGACTTCTGCCATTGTTCGGTAAAGAGCCTTGTTTCCAAGAGAACCGACACCGAATGGATTTCCGTTACTGATACCGTCTTCAAAGTATTGAGTCGGTTTCATAACAGATAACCATAAATGGTCTGTATCAAGGAAAAGCATATCACTAATACAAGAAGAATTAGCACCAGTAGAAGGCATAGCCGCAACCGGAATCAAAGGTATATCGTAATAGGTTGAAACTCGGAATCCGACTTCTTGACCCTTTACACCACGCACACCATTAACAGTAGGAACAATTTCTTTTCTGTCCATAAAGCGTTCTTGTGCTTGTAATAGGTCAGAAAGAGTTTGTAGCGTATCATATCCAGTTAGAATAACCTTTGGTGAACCACCAGCAGTTCTCAAATCACGAATCATAGCATTAAGAACAGTTAAAGTCATTTGTCGGGCTTCTCCACTTGTATAACCTGCACCAAATGATACTTGACTATCTAGGAATGAAGCACTATCACGATTTGAACCGTAAATATTACTGATTGAATCATCAGTAGCCGCATCAACAAGGTTTCCACCGGAGTTATCTGCCAATTCAACCAATTCTGCTGTTGAAGTAACTACCTTGTATAGAGAAGTATATCCTCTATCAATACCAGTAGTTACAGTAGTATATGCTGTTGTTGGGGAATAATTCTCCAAAGGCATAACAAGCATTTGATTTTGAACTTCGGCGTGATGTTTGCCCATATCCTCTCTTAATTGCGCTCTAATATCACCGATACCATCGTCAATTTGAGCCATTTCCATAGCCAATTCACTGAAAGCAAATTGATGTGCTATGATTTTAGGACTTGTATGAAGTGTAGTATATGTTGGTGCAAGAGGCATTAATCCATCATTAACAGTATCTAATGATGCGTTTTCCGGCACACCACCGATAAAGTCTGCTCTAAGTGCGTCTTCTCCTAATTGAGAAGCGTCAAGTGTAGCGTTTGATGCGGCAGTAATATCCAAAGAATTACCAGTGCCACCCGCAGGTCTGTTGCTTAAAACTCTCCAACCACTTGAAGTATATGGCCTCTTAGCAATTACTGAAAGAGCATTACATTCTCGGTTTAGCATAGACCAAACTTTCTGTCCATATAGTTGATTGTAAAGATTAGCATTAATGCCGCTAGGTGCGCCTTGTGCGCCATCATGGGCTGTATGAATACCCGCTAATGTTCCCTGTGCTTTGAGCAATTGATTGCCAAATGCGCCAGTTGCGCTAAGTCCGTATGTTTCTGCTTCTAAATCTGCTATTGTGTTTATATATCCTGCCATCTTAAAGACCTCCTACCATTTTATGAATGTCTGACCAATTCATTTCGGCCAATTCATCCATACTTGGGAGTGTTACAATAGACTCTTCTTGAGCCTTAAGGATTGAATCCTTTTCAGCAGTAAGAGACTTACGCAATTGTGTAAACTCTTCTTTCATAGAAGCAATTTCCGCTTGTGCATCATATTGAGATTTTGATAGAATAGTCTCTTTAACATTAACTTCTTGAGCGAATCTGTTCTCAAAAGACTTTTGAAGGTTATCATAAGCCAATTTCTCAAGTTGTTCTTGACGGAATGCTGAATAAGCCTTCTCAATGTTAGGAATAGACAAATCAAGTGTCTCTAATTCTGTGTTATCAAATGCCTTAACTACCGGCAAATCAGAAGATACAGGCTTTCCATTTTGAATAACTACTCTATTAGCAGGTTCTCCAATTTGAACCCCTGCGCCATCTAGTGTTGAAACATATGCTTTTTCTGCATCATCGGTATATTCCATACTTTCTTCATCATCAAGAGGCATTCCCTTTTCTTCATCAAGGGTCATCTTTTCATCTTCTAAGGTTTCTTCCTTACGGAGAGTATTGACCTCTTCCATAAGTGCGTCTAATTCTGCCAATGCTTTTTCAATTTTAGTCATTTCGCTCACTTCTTTTTTGTTTGTTTTTTTGTCTTGCTTTAAAATATCAAATCGTGCTTCTGGATTTATCCCTTTTTCACATATTGTTACTTCATGTAATTCTAATTTACTAATTTCGTTATAATCGCCTAATTTTGGATGATTTTTCTTTACTTTGTTTATTGCTTGTCCACCTATACTAAATGACCTTAACGAACCTTTTCTAATACCACGATTGATTTCTTTTGCTTTTTCTATATCATCTCTTAACTTAATAACTACAAAGAATCCTACATCATCCACTTCTGTTTTCCAAAGTCTGCCTGTTTTATCTCTATATGATTTTACAACTTCCCCTACTTGAACATTTGAATGATTAGTCATTACATTTCTAAACTTAGGGTTCTCCATATATTTGTTTGTTGCTTCTTTAAGTGCTTTGAGAGTAATTAAATCATTTTGTTTATCCACTATTTCAATAGAAGCATAACCACCAATCATTAATTCATCGCTTTTGAGAATCCTGAACTCGTTGGTTCTGTTTGACATTACCGCCGATGACATTCCTCTCAACCCTTACTTAGTTCAACCACTATATAAAGAACAGTCAATTTTTGTTCGGAAGGGGCAATTTATGGTATTTATCCTCATAAATATCCCATTTTCCCTCATCCCCGTCAGTGTCGGCAGGTTCTTGTTTGAATCCTGTCCAAGCAAGCCACATTTCAATACCTTTAACTTCAATGACTCTAAAGTGCATTTTAGTTTCAAACTTATTACCTTCTAAGAAATACTCATGGTAGCCGTCTCTTTGAACACCTAATTTAATTTTACCTGAATCAATAACTTTACCTCTTTCAAGGTTCTTTGAAATTTCTGCTGGATATTTACCCGCCGCACCAAATAAATCAAATAGTTCCTTTTCATCATCTAATTCAATTGTCCAGAACATAGACTCTTTTTCTAATTTAATTGCTAAAGTGACATTTTCATCTTCTCTAGCATATAATTTAAATCCTCCTTCTAAAAGTTCTTTAGGAGTTTCATATTCTTTTTTGATTTCTTCTTGCATAATTTTATCTTCATCTGCAACCAATTTATCTTCTCGTATAGAAATACCATCCCTTAATCCTGCCCATTGTTTTAAATCGGTTTCTTTAGATTCTAATACATCTTCATATAGAGAAGACTGTTTTTCTTTTAAATGATTATGAAGTCTTTTAACAGTAGAAGCCCCTTGTAATTTCAAAAATTGGAAAATAGCCACTGTTAATTCACTTTGCTTAGATTTCATAATATCAATGGCTTGTTGTTTCCACATATCTAAATCAGCCAATGCATTCTTAGACATTAAATTGTCTTGCTCAAATCCATAGATAGTGAATCCATCCATATCCGATTTAATGATTACATTAGTTTCACCATGAATATAATCTGTAATTTTAATACCTTTAGTTAAAGCCTCCACATCATAGTTTAAAGATTTTTTAGTATCTCTAGAAAGTAATTCTAAGGTAACTAATTTATCAGGATAATCTACTTCAGGAACTTCAATTACCTTTGCAGAATAAAGACTATATACTTCTCCTTTCTTTTTAACTTCATCCACCTTAACTCTAATAATATCCCCTACATCAACAGATACTTTAGTATTAAGGGCTTTACCTACATTCATATAGTTATCCCCTTTAATTTCAACTAAGTTATCTAAGTCGTCAGTAATTGGCCCAATACCTAAACCATAAGAATATAATCCACTTTTGGTTTTCTTCTTAGTTAAAACCATAACATCTAAATCAACAAACTTCTTCCACTTAATCCACTTAGGATTCTTTTTAGTGCCTATATAATAAGTGGAAGTAGCATCCTTTATTACTACTCCTTCCGAAGTAGGGAATGCCATCATTTCTTTAGCATACTTTTCAATATCCTTTAAATTATCGGCTTCTCTTGTATCTTTTTTAGAAGGGAAAGCAATAGCATCACTAGATTTAGAAGAATAATTATTAAACAATATAATCATTCTAGCACTTAATTCCTCATCTGTCATTGTTTGGGATTCATGCCGTATAATATCAAAAACATGACACCTTAAATTAGCATCTTGATATTTACCCTTAAATACATGAGCAACCGTATCGGCTCTATGTAGTGACTCTTCTCCTTTAAACAAAATTAATTCAGCATCAAGAATACAATCTCCGTATTCTTTCTTTTTAAGTTCTTTAACTTGATTAGGACATTTATCAGTAATATCTTTTTCATTATAAGAATAAATAGTAACCTTATCATCTAATTTATGTAATTGAACTCTCATCCCATCATACTTTTCTTGAACAAACCAATCACCACTAAATCCTTTAAGTTCTAAAATATCCTTAATATCAAATATTCTATACATAGGTTTATTGGGAGTAATAAAGTGAGTAATAGATTTCTTTTCATCGGATTTTTCAATTTCCTTTAAATCCACCCATTCCTCTTCTTCATGTTGAGAAAAGAAGATTAACTCCAACATATCCATAGCAGCCTTTACTTTAGATTCAACTTTCTTTGAGTCTTTTCCATCCCCATAATGCTCAATAATATAGAGGGCAATATCCTCCGATTCTAGGTCAAGACCCACAAGACCCTCCGTAATTGAGTCCACTTCCATGTCTTTAATGCTTAAAATCTCAGGTGAAAGGGCTTTATTGTCATTCCTTAACGCATAATGCACAAATTTAACCATGCTTTCGGGATTAGATAGTAATTCTTCTAAAACACTACCTTTAAACATATCTGCGAAGGGGTCAGCCACTATCTTAGAAGTATATCTAACAAGTTTAATTTTTTCATATAAATCAGTAGCACTACTACTAGAAGGGTCTTTAGTATCTTTATCCATTAAGTCTTCTTCATCTATAAAATTATGTAATTCTTTACCTGCGGAATCTAATTCATTATAAGACTCAATGATTAAATCAACAGTCTTTCTCCAACGACCCCCATATTCTTTAGGGTCTGTTTTAGCAGAAAGATAGGCTACTCTAGTCTTTTCAAATAAACGAGTAATTTCTTGAGAAGGTTGCTTATCCTTCTCAATAGAACCTAATTTCACAAGACCACCTAATTAGATTAATCTAAAGGAAATTCATCTTCTTCGTCAGGGTCATCAAATTGTGAGGTATCAATATTATGAGGGGTTTGCCTATCCTCTTGGCCTTCTCGTATAGAACCCCCAGAAAACATTTTAAACTTTTCTAAAGTTTTAATAATAGACTGTATAGCAACCAATTGTTCATCCATATTCGCTTCTCCTGAATCAATCTCTTCTAAAATTTTAGACATTTGTTCATGTGCTTCTTCAAGTTTAGCGGTAATAGTTTCTGCCCCTTCCCTATTCCACACAGGATTATCGTTTAAGTCACTTTCAAGAATAGCCTTTAACATCTTTTTAACCTTACTAAATTTAGTCATTTGTCCTCCTAATCCCCATGCTTCTTCTTTTTGATTATCAGGAATTAAGTCTTTAGCGGTTTCTGCTTTAGGTCGCTTTAATTTAAAGTGTTCCGACTCATCTCTAATAGGATTACGATTATTTTCAAATGATAATAACAATTCTTCTTTTGCACTTCTAGCCTTTTCAATTGCTAGGCTTATACTTCTTTCTTCTTTTGTTACTCTTTCCGGCATTTTAATCACTCCATTTGTGCTACCATTTTAT